AATTTGGTTGCATAGATATAGACCCAAAAAATTATTCAACATTTAAAATAGAAAATTATCTAGCATTATTTCAACAATATAAGTTACCACTAATACCATTATTATCTAAAAGCGGAGGATTACATTGCTATTTGTTTTTAAAAGAACCAATACCGACTGTCGATCTAATCTCGGCTTTGAAATCTTTTTTACTGCCTCTTGGATTAGATCCTGACACAGAGGTTTTTCCTAAACAGAAAGAATTAAAAGAAGATGACAAAGGTGAGATAAAACCAGGTAATTTTATAAATCTACCATATTTTAATAATGGCAACACAAACAGATATGCAGTTGATAAAGATAATAATAAATTAGATATACAAAAATTTTTACAGATAGCAGAGCAGAACAGAATAGGTAAACAAGAATTAGATAAACTTGTTGATCAAACTTACAAAAATATTTTAGTTGGCACAAACGAAGAATTTGAGGATGGTCCACCATGTCTAGCACTTTGCTCTAAAAGAAAATTAGATGATGGCAGAGACAGATTTATGTACAACTACATGGTGTTTGCTAAAAAGAAATATAAAGATAAATGGCCTGATAGTGTTGCAAATGCAAACTATACTTATCTAGAGACACCCTGGGACAAGGCAAAATTAGACTCTAAGATAGCAGCATGGAGAAAAGATACGGCAGGTCATACTTGTTATGAAGATCCTATACATAGCAAATGTATGCGTAGCCTTTGTTACTCTAGACCTTTTGGTGTTAAATCAGATAGCATCACAATGTTTCCTGACATAACAGACTTTGAGATCATAATGTATGCTGAACCAGAATATAGATTTAATGTGGCTTTACCTGATGGCACTAAAGCTGGTGTTGTAGCAAGCAACAGGCGACTGATAACAAAACAAACAGAACTATTGGATCTAATATGGGAACAGACAGGTATATATCACGAGCCATTAAAACCAAAAGATTTTAGAGCTAAGTTAACAGAGTTTAGAAAAAATTCTGTAAAGATAACACCGCCTGCAGGAACACAGATAGAAGACAGATTAAACGAGGAGTTATTTCAATACTGTGTCAATGGACCAAGAGCTAAGAAAAGAATACAAATTAATAGTGGATCTTGTCTGACAGAGGATGGCTACCACTACTTTAAATTTAATTCTTTTATAGATCATCTAGGTGCAAGTTGGAAAATACCAGAGGAGCGTATCGCACAAAAATTAAAAGATAAATGTGATGTTGAGTTTAATCATTCTTTGAATGTTGATGGCAAGACTATGAAAGTTTGCAGGGTGAAACAATTACATATAGATAAGATTGAATACAAACCAGTGGAAAGAAAACAGAGTAATTATTAATGAGATATAAAGTTGTAGGACCACCAGGAACAGGTAAGACAAGAAGATTATTAAATGAGGTGCAAAGATATGTAGATAAAGGTGTGCCATTAAAAAAGATAGGATACTTTGCATTTACGCGTAAGGCAGCAGGAGAGGCAAGAGATAGATTCCTAAAAATTAAAACAGAGCTCACAAAAAAAGACATTAAATATTTTCAAACACTACACTCTCTAGCTTTTAATACTTTAGGATTAAAAGAAGAAAACGTCATGCAAGATCTAAACTATAAGGTTATTGGTGAGACTTGTGGTATACAGATTAAGTATGCATCTTATGAAACAAACAATTGGAATGGTATATTTTCATCGGACAGTGAATATTTAGGGTTAATAAATCTAGCTAGGGTAAAACAGATATCTGTAATGGACCAGTTGGATCTCAACGAACATCTATCAAAAATAGAAAGAGATAAATTAGATGCTATTGAAAAAGAGATAGATAGTTACAAACAAGTTTATGGTCTTATTGATTTTACAGACATGATACAAAAATTTTTAGACAAAGAGGTTACACCAGATTTTGATGTTATATTTGTGGATGAAGCACAAGATCTGTCTTTAATACAATGGGCCATGATAAATAAAATAGAGAAAGATACTAATTGTGATGTATGGGTTGCAGGTGATGATGACCAGGCCATATTTGGTTGGGCTGGTGCAGATGTAGATTCTTTTATAAATTATAAAGCAGAGGAGATACCACTAAAACAGTCAGAAAGAGTGCCCAGTATTATACAAGAAGTTGCATTAAATGTCATTACTAGAATAGAGGAAAATAGGATTGACAAAGAGTATTTTCCAAAGTCTGAAAAAGGAGAGATTTTTGAAAGATATAGGTTGTCAGATATAGATATGTCAACAGGTGATTGGTTGATACTAACTAGAACTAAATCGTTATTAAAATCTGTGCCAACATATTTAAAAAAGAAAGGTTTATTTTTTAATACAGCGCAGGGTAACAGTATTGGTAAAAGTTTATACGAGGATATTCATAATTGGTCTTTATTACAAAAGAAAATAACCATACCAGATATACAGATACAGAGAATAAAAGAGAGAATGAAAGGCACGATGAATCTATCTCTTAAGTGGTACGATGCGTTTGATAAATTAACAGATAGTCAAATAACTTATATGAAATTATTATTACTAAATGGAGAGGATCCAACAAAAGATGCAAGGATAAAAGTATCAACCATACACGGAGCTAAAGGTGGCGAAGCAACTAACGTTGTATTATTTTTAAATCATACATCTAATACAATAAAAGGTGCAAAAAAATCTATACATAAACAAGATGAAGAATACAGGGTTTGGTATGTAGGTATTACCAGAAGTATGCAAAATCTTTATCTTATGAAATCACAAAACAAATCTAAGGAATTTAAAATATGAGAGATGATCTTATGGTTCAACAACAGGTTCAAAATGATTGGCAACACATGGTCGGTGTTATTTGCTTAAATCAAACAGGAAGAAAGAAAGTTAAAAAAGTATTACCAGGTTTCTTTGAAAAATTTCCAACAGCAAGGCATTTATTAAATTCAAATAAAGATACGATTGCAGAGATGCTGAAAGATCTAGGCATGAAAAATGTCAGAGCACATAGGATATGGAGAATGTCCGAGGAATATTTGCAGTGGGATGGCAAAGACGCCACAGAATTATTTGGTATTGGTAAGTATGGCAGTGACAGCTATAGGATATTCTACAAGAATGAGATACCGGATAATGTTCAGGACAAAGAATTAAAACGATACATAAAGGAGGAATTAGATGTCTAAAGTTTGGAATAAACAACATGGAGGATCGCACTATCAAAAATATAAAATTCAACCAAGTAAGTTTGTGGTTGAGAATAAATTGCTATATCCAGAGGGATGTGCTATAAAATATATAATTCGTCACCAGGATAAAAATGGTAAAGAGGATTTATTGAAAGCAATACATTTTATTGAGATGATAATCGAAAGAGATTACAAATGATTTTTAGTGCGCAAACAGAATGGGTTAAACCCACAGAATTTCCTGATCTACGTTTCTGTGATGAGATAGCCATTGATCTAGAAACCCATGACCCAGATTTAAAAACGATGGGATCTGGATCTGTTGTTGGTAAAGGTAAGGTTGTTGGTATCGCGGTTGCAACAGACGGTTATTCTGGATACTTTCCTTTCGATCATGAGGGTGGTGGTAATCTAGAAAAAAGTAAAGTAATTCAATGGTTTACAGATATTTGTAAGTCAACCTCTACAAAAATTTTTCACAACGCTATGTATGATGTTTGTTGGATTAGATCCATGGGCATAAAAATAAATGGCACAATAGTTGACACCATGATCGCTGCTTCTTTGGTAAACGAAAATAGATTTAGATATGATCTTGGATCACTTGGTTGGGATTATTTAGGTCAAGGTAAGAATGAAACAGAATTAAATAACGCTGCAAAAGAATGGGGAGTTGATCCAAAGGCTGACATGTGGAGATTACCAGCAATGTATGTTGGTAATTATGCTGAGCGAGATGCGGAACTTACTTTAGGATTATGGAAAACAATGCAGAAAGAAATATTAGATCAAGATATAGAATCAATATTTAATCTTGAGACAGATCTTTTTCCTTGTCTGGTCGATATGCGATTTCTTGGGGTGAGAGTGGACGTTCAAAAAGCTCATGCAATGAAGAACCAACTAGCATCAGAAGAAAAAGAACTCCTGAAACAAGTAGAAAAAGAAACAGGAATAGATACTCAAATATGGGCAGCAAGATCGATTGCGAAAGTTTTTGACAAGCTGAACCTACCATACGAGCGAACACTAAAAACACAGGCTCCTTCATTTACAAAAAACTTTCTCTCTAGTCATAAACATCCTTTGGTACAGTGTATATCAAAAGCAAGAGAGATTAACAAGGCACATACGACATTTATAGATACCATTATAAAACACGAACATAATGGTAGAATACACGCAGATATTAATCAGATTAGATCAGATACTGGAGGGACTGTAACCGGTAGGTTTAGTTATTCCAATCCTAATCTACAACAGATTCCTTCTCGTAACAAAGACTTGGGTCCATTGATTCGATCCCTCTTTATACCCGAGTCTGGTTGCGAGTGGGGATGCTTTGATTACAGTCAACAAGAACCAAGACTTGTTGTCCACTATGCATCCCTTGATCAAGATACAAGCGTCTTTGGTGTAAAAGATTCTTACGAGGATGGTAATGCAGACTTTCATACTATCGTTGCAAAGATGGCTGACATACCAAGATCACAAGCTAAAACAATTAATCTTGGTTTATTCTATGGCATGGGCAAGGCAAAGCTACAGGCAGAACTAGGTGTATCAAAAGATAAGGCTGAAGAATTATTTAAGATCTATCATGATAGGGTGCCGTTTGTAAAATCTCTAATGAATTCAGTATCCAACAGAGCACAACAACGTGGGCAGATAAGAACTTTACTTGGTAGACTGTGCAGGTTTCACCTGTGGGAGCCTAATCATTTTGGTG